CCCGTATACTAAGTATCCCCCCCCGTTACCTTTCTGAAATTTCTGGAAGTGGGTTAAAATTTTTTGGCGCGAAAAAATTTTTGGAAAGTGTTATTCTTGAGATATAGGAGGCGATATGCTTGCAGTGAAGCCGGTAAGGGCGCGGATGCTGGGATTTCGACGGATTGATGCGCTGATCGTGCAGCATAGCGTGGATGAACAGGGTAATGCGCTGGATGGCGAGGCGGAGTTATTGGAGCATATTCTGGCGCGGGTGATGGAAGGCGAATCGCTGGAATCCATTGCCGGGAGATATGATGTTGCGTATGGAGCGATGTGGCGGTGGATTAGCGGCGACAAGTACAGGATGGCGGAGTATGAAAGTGCGCTGCGGGGTCATGCGGATAAATTGGTGCATGAGACGAAGAAGATAGCGGATGATTCAGACGATGCGAAGTTGCGGATAGATGCGCGGAAGTGGTTGAGTGGGAAGTGGGATGGTGATCGATTTGGGGAGAAGTCGAAGGTGCAGATAATGGGAGGGATAAGCATTACGGAGGCGCTGGCGGGTGATGCGTTGAGTTTGCTGGACAGGTTGAGGACGGTGCATGTGCAGGAGTTGGATGCTGTAAGCGTGCAGGCGATGGAATCGCTGGAGGATAAGCTGGATGAGGTAGTTGGTGAGGATGTAGATGTTCCTGAGCGAGTAGAGATAAAATCTGTTGAATCAGGGGAAGCATCCGAAGGCGATTTGCTGATATGACGGCCATGACAGAATTCAATCCTGAGACGCGGGATAAGCTGCATGAATTGCCGGTGGAATTGGCGATCAGGTATTGGGATGAGTTGGAGTCGAAGGCGAAGCAGGATGGCAGGTTGGAAGAGGCCGTCAGGTTTTTGTGCCTGCATGACCTGTATTATCTGCTGGTGAGGGTATGCAAACGCGTGGATTTGCTGCCGTGCAGGAATCGTCCAGGATTCGTGGATAATGAATTTGCGTTTCGCCGGTGCAGGGAAATCGAGGCGAATCCGAATGGATACATTGACTTATGGAGTCGTGAACACTGGAAAAGTTCGATAATCACTGTAGGGCTGACCTTGCAGGATATATTGAAAGACCCGGAAGTGACGATCGGGATTTTTTCGCATACGAGGCCGATTGCGAAGGCGTTTTTGCGGACGCTGATGCGGGAGATTGAGAATAACCGCGTGTTGCACAGGGCGTTTCCTGATATTTTCTATGGGACGGATATTCGGTCGTATGCGAAGTTTTCCGAGGATGACGGGGTGATTGTTAAACGGAAAGGCAATCCGAACGAATCGACGATTGAGGCGTGGGGCCTGGTGGATGGGATGCCGGTGAGTAAGCACTTCAAGATTTTGCTGTATGACGATATTGTGGTGCAGGGAAGTGTGGCGACACCTGAAATGATTGAGAAAACGCGGGAGGCGTTGGAGTTGTCGTATAACCTTGGGACGGTGGGTGGTGCGCGCCGGATTGTGGGGACGCATTATCACTTTAACGATGCGTACAAGACAATGCTTGGGCGGGGGACGTTCAAGGAGAGATATTATCCGGCGAGGGTAGGCGGTACAGAGGATGGCGAGAGCGTTTTGTGGTCAGAAGAAACGCATCGGGAAAAGCGTGTGGCGATGGGCCCGCACACGTACAACACGCAGATTTTGCTCGATCCGCGTGCCGACAATCTGCAAGGATTCAAGCGCGAATGGTTGCGGTATTACACGAACAAGCCGGTCAAGACGAATAATTACATCCTGGTGGATGCGGCGAATGGGAAAAAAAGAGGTTCTGATTACACGGCGATGTGGGTCATTGGTTTGGCGGATGACGGGAATTTCTATGCGCTGGATATGGTGCGCGACCGGTTGAACCTGACGGAGCGGACAGGGCGGTTGTTTGACTTGCACAGGAAATACAAGCCGCTACAGGTGAGATATGAGCGGTATGGGATGATGGCGGACATAGACCACATCAAGACAGAGCAGGAGCGTCAGCAGTATCGGTTTGATATTACCGAAGTGGCCGGACAGATGAAGAAGAATGACCGGATCGGGCGATTGATCCCGATATTCGAGCAGGGTAAATTTTATCTGCCAAAGACGTTGCATGTGACGGATTACCAGAAAGTGACGCATGATCTGGTGCATGACTTTATTGAGGAAGAATATATGGCGTTTCCGGTGGCGTCCCATGATGACGCTTTGGATTCCCTGGCTCGTTTGGCGGAACCCGATTTGCGCCTGATCTGGCCGCAGGAACAGAAAACACAGTCGAGGCCGCGCACGGTACGGGCGGCACACGGCGGTTGGCGTTGACGCCACGCTTGACACCCGATGTGAAATGGTTATGATTGCGCGAATTACGGGTTAAACTACTGTTATGGCAAAAAAACCACGCGAACCGAAGGCTGGCGAAAATACGGCGAAGAAAGACGAATTCGCCGAACTCCGTGAACGATTCACGAAACTGGCCGATATGTGGTCGGAAGACCGTGATCGGTACAAGAAGGACACCCATTTTCTCTATGTGGATCACTGGCCAGATAATGTCCGCCGTTTGCGTGAAAGCAGCCTGAATCCACGCCTGTGCCTTGAAATTGACCAGTTAGGACAGTACCAGCGGCAGGTTATCAACGATTCACGGCAGAATCGCCCGCAGATCAAGGTACGCCCCGTGGATTCAGCGGCAGATATTGAAACCGCACGCATATACGATGGTTTATGCCGCCATTGGCAGGAAGCTGGAAACGCCGATACCTGCTATGACGTTGCGCTGGAATGTTCGACTGGAGGCGGTTTCGGGTATTTCAGGATTCTAAAGGATTACCTGCATGACGGCACTTTTGAGCAGGACTTCAAATTTTCCCCTGTCATCAATCCGCTGACGGTTTATTACGGCGAACACAAGGAGCTGGATGGGTCGGACGCCAGGGAATGCTGGATCGTCGAGGAAATACCAAAGGATGAGTACGAAGCCGAATTTCCTGATTTCAAGACAACCTCATGGGAAGGCGAAACATCGAAATATGGCGATTGGTGCGGAGAAAAAATCCGTATCTGTGAGCGATATGAAATTCGCCTTGAGCCACGCCTTATGCTGTTGCTGGAAGATGGTACGGTCACTTCACAGGAAGATTATCAGATCGCCATTGAGAACGGATTACAGCCTGCGGCAATCAAGGAGCAGCGCGAGATTCCGAAAAAATGCCTGTACTGGTCGAAGTTCAATGGTTCAGAATATATCGAACCGCCACGCAAGGAACCGGGTGATCGGATACCCGTATTCCCGGTGTGGGGTAATGTACAGAACATCGACGGCAAGGTACGCCATGTTTCGATGATCCACAAGTCGAAGGATGCGCAACTGCTCTATGATTACGCGCAAACCGCTTTTGCCGAACGTGTTGGGCAGACGCCGGAGGCATCATGGATTGCCGCCGAAGGACAGATTGACCCCTATAGCAAGGAATGGGATGGCAGTGAGCAGGTGGCGTCGAGAACATATAAACCTATGTCACTAGACGGGCAGGTATTACCACCACCACAACGGAGTTCTCCGGTGGATATTCCTGCCGGATTCGCGCAGACCATGCAGCAAGCCGAGCATGGCGTACAGACATCGCTTGGCATGTATTCCGCGTCGATTGGTCGCCGGGGTAATGCCACTAGTGGTGTGCAAGAACAGGAACAGGCGCGCAAGGGCGATGTATCGAGCTTTCACTATCACGACAATCTGGCGCGGGCGATACGTTCAGCCGGACGTTATCTGGTCTCCGCTGCGCCAAAGGTGCTGGATACCAAGCGCGTCGTCCGAATTCTTGGATTGGATGGCAAGGCAGAGAACATTCAGCTTGATCCTTCGCTGAAATCCGCCAGTGTCACGCAGGGAGCCAAGCAGATATTTAATATCGGCGTGGGCACTTACGATGTCGCCGTGGATGTCGGGCCAAGCTATCAGACTTCGCGCCAAGCGAGTGCCGCCGGAATGCTGGCGTTGGCGCAGGCTGATCCGACCATGTGGCAGACGCATGGCGACCTGATAGCGGAATCGCAGGATTGGCCTGATGCGCAACGGTTTGCGCAGCGCTCCAAATTGTTGTTGCCGCCACAGATTGCGCAGGCCGAGCAAAGTGGGGAATCGCCGGAAGTTCAGCAGGTGAAGGTTCAGGCGCAACAAGCCATACAGGAGCGCGATCAGATGCTACAGATGGCACAGCAGGAAATGCAGAAGATGAGCGAAGAATTGACTGCCTTGAAAAACAAGGAAATGTCGAAGGCGGGTGAGATTGCGGTAAAACGCGATGAAGTCGCCATCAAGGGATTCGAGGCCGAAACCGAGCGCATCAAGGTGATTGAAGAAGGTGCTATGTCGAAGATCGAGACGTTGCTGGCTGCACACGAAGCAAAGGTCAAGGAGTTGGTCGCTGCCGGACAAGAGTTATCCGCCGCCGGACAGGAATTGGCAGGAAATGGTGAAGATACTGATGATATTGCCAAACAGAATATGCAGCAGGAAATATCGAATCAGGTGATCGCAGCGGTTGAACAGTCCCACGCGGAAACCATGCAGGCTGTCGCGCTGATTGTGCAATCCATGCAGGAACAGCAATCCGCGTTGAATCAGCCGCGTATAAAAAAAGCACAGGCCATACGTCAACCTGACGGGAATTACACCATGACCAGTATTGACTCTCCAATGATGCAGGATATGCCGATGGAAGTCACCTGATGACCGCCATCCCCGTTATCCCGCTCACCGCAGCGCAAGCCGTCGACCTAACCGATGCAGGCGACTCGGCGCTGCACTACCACGCTGCCGACCGTGCGCTGGCGAATGCCACAGGCACGCTGGCCGTAGCCAATGGCGGAACCGGCGCAGGCAGCTTCACCGCTGGCCGGTTGCTGATAGGCAATGGGACGGGGGCGGTGGCGACGGATGCGGGGCTGACTTGGCTTGGCGGAGCAAACCCGACGTTGCTTCTTAGCACCATTCAAGAAACAGACTCGCTGGCAAGATTTTCGTTCGATAACGGCTCAATGAATTTTTTTGGAGCAGATAGCTTATACGCTGGGTCCATCTCTCTCTCTGGCGGCAACGGCGATGGAACAGCGGGCTCTATTGGTGGCGGCTTTAATTTATACGCTGGTGGCTCCGCTGGGGCTGGTGGCGCAGGAGGAGAATTCCTGTTATATGGAGGGGACGGCTACGGGACTGGCGCTACCCTAGGCGGTGGGATTACACTCAAGCCCGGCTCTGGTGCAACCAATGGCGTAGGCCATCTGCAAGATGCGTTGTATTCCGATGTCATAACATGGACAGATAACACCACCGCCTCGCAGCTTGGCTTCTTCGCCGCAACGCCTGTCATCCAGCCAGTAGCAGCCACAGCCCTGCACACAGCCCTTAGCAATCTTGGCTTGCGCGCTGCGGGTAGCCCAAACGACTTCGCCTTAGATTTCACCAACACCGCCACAGTAGGCAATGTCACCATCAACAAGGCCAGCGGCACGGTGAATCTCGGCGCTGGTGGTACGACGCTGACGCTGACGAACAGCCTAATCACGGCCAACTCTCGCATCATGCTCACCTTAGCTTCTAATCCAGGTGTCGCCATCGGTAGCCTGTACGCCGTGCCTGCTGCGGGTAGCTGCACGATCAATGTCACCACCGCTGTGGTCAATCAAACCAAGATTGCATTTGAGGTCATCAATTGAACCAACCAAGGAGAACCACCATGCTCAAGCAACTATCGCTCAAGACCGAAACCGGCATCGACCTGTCGAATTACACGGCGGACAAGGCCGCGAATCGCGTCGTTATCACCAAAGGACTGGCGGGCAACTTTGTCATCCAGTCGGCCACGTATGACATCGACACGACCACGACCCCGCCGACCGTCAAGACGGCCATCGGCGAGCCGAAGAACATCAATGCGGACAGCATTACCGCGCTGCGTACCGGTCTGGATGCGCTCGAAGCCGAGATCGCAACGGCACGCGCTGAACTGGATGCGGCGGCGGCGGATATGGTGTAGGCATGTTTTTCTCGGTCGCCTATCCATCATCCATGACCGGCCTGGTGGGCACGGTGGGCTATACGCAAGTCAAAGCAGACGGCACAACAGCGGCAGCCAGAACAACGACAGGCATCGTCGAGCTAGGAAATGGCGCGTATGGCGTCACGGTAACGCCAGATGCTGCAACCGCCATCATCAAATGGGATAGCGGCGGCGGTACGCCGATGTATGCGGTGGAAGATATTGTCCATCGCGCCAACATTTTGCGTGTAGTGGATATTGATGTTGGCGGTGCTGGAACAGAATCTAATCCTTGGGGGCCAATTTTGTGACATCGGCTTGGGGAAAATCATGGGGTTCCGCATGGAATGGCGCATGGGGAAGTATTGCGCAAAACTTGGTTTCAAGTGGCGGTTACTATGAGCCGATCACCCGCAGAAAGACAAAAGAGGATGTCCATGCCGAGCGTATCCTATACGGCATGCTCAAGCAACCGGAGGCAGTACAGGCGATAGAACAGGTTGCAGAAGCGGTTATTGAGGCTGATGCCAAGACTGGACTGACGTTATCTGAACAGGAACAGTCAGCCCTGCTCAAAAACCTGCTTGCTGAAAAAGGCTTGATAATTGAAAGTTTCTTTGATATAAAGCATTTATTGAATGAAGTCATCGAGCTGGAAGTTCGCCGTTTGATTGAATTGCGTTTGATGGCGGAACGATTTGAAGAAGAGCAGATAGTGATGTTGATGTTCAACGAGTTGTGAATTCTGGTTAACTGTTTTAACACGTCAGAGACGGAGAAAATAAATGAGCGACGATGGGATTATTTCGACTGCACCACCGGCAACGCCTGTTAGCGAACCTGCTGCTGCGCCACAAAGCGAATCGAAAAGTGCCATAGAGACCACAGCAGAGCCGATCAATGAAACACAAAATGAAACTGAACCAGCGAAACCAGAGTCGCCCAAGGAACTGACGGCAGAAGAACTGAGGAAGAAGTTTGACCGTGACGCCGCCATGCAGCGCAGGCGGTATGAAAAAGACTTGCAATCTGAAAGAGAAGCGCGTATAAGGCTTGAGGAACAGGTAAGGCATTTGCGTCCGGTTTCACGTGAAATAGAGGGCAATGCGCCGAAACTGGAAGATTATGAGAATTTCGATGAGTATGTGACTGCGAAAGCTGAGTTTATCGCGGAGCAGAAAATCCAGGCGGCTTTAGCCAAGAATGGTGAAGCAGCCGCAGCAGAAAAAGCGAAGGTGGCGCGGGAACAATCCATCGCAGGCTATCAAGAAAAAGTAGCCAAGTTTGTCAAAGAAGCACCAGACTTCCATGAACGTATGGAAGCCGAGGCAAACGACATACCCATGTCTGCGCCGATGGAACGGGCAATTATTGAGTTTGAAAATGGGCCGAAACTAGCGTATTACTTGCTGGATCACCCTGACGAAGCTGAAAAGATTTCAAATATGACGCCAGCAATGGCGGTACGCGCACTCACGCTGATTGAGGAAGGCTTTAAGAAGCCTGTTGCCGTAACACAAGCAACCCCGCCGATTACTCCGGTCGGATCACGCTCAACCAACGTGCGATCATTGTTAGAAGTGACTTCACAGAGCGAGTTCGAGAAGAGACGACGGGAATTCATTGCCAAGCGGAATTGAATTCCGTGAGGCGATAACCTCACTCTAGGAGTTTCATCATGGCTAACGCTTTTGTTGTTACCGATCTGGTAGCACGTGAATCTCTGCGCATTGCGCATGAAAAATTGCAGTTCATCGGCACTGTGGATCGTCAATTCGATTCCTCTTTCCGTTATGACCCGTCAGCCGGTAAGCATGGCCAGACGTTGCGCATAAAATCGCCAAATGTGTATAAACCACGCGAAGGTTCCCGCGTTATGGAAGTTCAGGATCAAGCGGAGATTTCGCAAACCATTACTGTTGCAACACAGGACGGCGTGGATATGCGGTTCAATTCGCAAGAATTGATTCAGTCCGTCGACTCGGATGGCGCTTTCGATGATCTTAGTAGGCATCACATAACTCCGGCTATTTCAGGACTTGTATCATTGATTGAATCAAAAATGATCGCCGCCAGCACCAAGGCAACCTATCAAGTGGCCGGAACCGCAGGCACGGCGCTAACCGATCTGACCGTAGTGGGTGCTGCCCGCGCCAAACTGAATCAGCAACTCGCGCCGAAGGATGGGCAACGCTACATTCAGGCGGATTCTGTCACGATGGCCAGCATGGTCAATGGCATGAAAGGGCTGTTCCAGGATTCAGCACAGATCAAGGAGCAGTACCGCGAGGGCATGATGGGCAGAACCGCAATGGCCGACTGGTATGAAAACGACCGTATGTGGACGATGCCGAATAGTGCTGATGTGGCCGGTGCAATCAATGCCGGTACGCTAACTTCGGGTATTACTGCGCTGACAGTTAATGGCTTCAGCGCCGCGCCGGTTGCCGGGATGGTGTTCACCATTGACGGCACTTATGACGTGCATCCTGAAACCAAGGTGGCTTTCCCGCACCTCAAGCAGTTCACGATCACGTCGGCGACCACAACCACGCTGAATTTCACGCCAGCGGTGATTTACGATACCACCAATCCTCGCCAGAACTGTTCCGGTGCGCCTACTAGTGCCGATGCTATTACTTTTATCGGTTCAGCATCCACGAACTACGTTCAAAACCTGATGTACCACAAGGAAGCCTTTCAGTTCGTTACTGCCGATTTGCCCATTCTTGATGATGCGCACAAATGTGTTCGCGTCAATAAGGATGGATTGTCATTGCGCGTATGGATGAGTTCTGACATTCGCAATGATGAATTGCTGATGCGTGTGGACATCCTGTACGGCATGGCGGCGCTTCGGCCAGAGTGGGCTTGCCGGATGATCGGCTCTGCGGGTTAATCGTATTCATACCATTCTTGAAAGGAAATTATCATGGCTTCATACGAAAATCTTGATTACGGCAGTCCTGACGGGTGCATTATTGGTCTGACTCCGCTGAAAAAGGTGGGTTTCTACGGAAAAGTTCCCGTAGTGCAACGGCCTTATTCGAGCGCAGTTCATGCCACATCAGCCATTTCATCGTCTACTGACTTCGGCGCTACGCAACTGGCTTGGGCGCAGGAAGTGACGAATACGCTGATTGGGTTGGGTGTTTGGGCAACGGTGTAAATTGGGTGGGAGGGCTTCGGCTCTCCCATTTAATCTAATATGTCAGTCACCACGATAGATACGCCATTTAATTTTCCTTCTCATGCTATTAAAGATGATGAGGCTAAGAAGGTTGTATTTTGCATTCCAACGATTTCCAAGCCATATCAGGTAACGTTAGATAGTCTTAAAGCGTCAATTCCATTGATTACGGCGGCGGGTTGGGAAGAAGGAACTGTGTACCAAATCGGATGCCCGTATATCTCTGCGGCAAGGTCTACGATGCTCCGCAAGGCGTTAGATGCCAAAGCGACTGTGATTGTTTTTATCGACCATGATCTTTCATGGGAACCAGAGAATTTGCTACAGTTGATTGAAACAGAAGGCGATGTTGTTGCCGGAACCTATCGCTTCAAGGGCGAGCCGGAAGAATACATGGGCGCTATTTTCCCCGGTGAGGATGAGTGCCCTATTGTCAGGGAAGATGGGTGCATCAAGGCGCATTCCATTCCAGCAGGATTTTTGAAAGTCACACGGCGTGCGGTCAACAAGTTTATTACGGCCTATCCCGAATTGACGTATGGCGAAAAGTGTTCGCCTGCAATCGATTTGTTCAATCATGGCGCGATGGAAGGTGTGTGGTACGGTGAGGACTATGCGTTCGCAAAAAGATGGCGCGAACGGTGCGGCGATATTTGGCTGATTCCCGATATGAATATCTCCCATCACACACCGGACAAGGAATACAAGGGAAATTTTCACAATTTCATGCTAAGGCAACCCGGCGGCACTGACTACAAAGGAGAATCGTAAATGAAATACAGCCTATTCGTACCTAAGCAGGCAGTGGGCGCTAACCTTGTCTATTTTGACCTATGGAATCCTGGGAACAGCTTTCTTGTTGAGCTTGAATCGGTTGTTCCCGTCGTCTCAGGCGCGGTAGCCGTCACCGGTGTTGTTGGCGTTGATCTCATCCTGACGCGGACTTCCGCCGTGGGAACTGGCGGTACTGCGGCAACCGTTGAGGGAACTGACACGACTGCGATGACATTCTCTGGAATCGACAATTCGCAGCCGCTATCCTTGCTCACCCTGAGTGCGCGATTAACGCCGTCAGGTGGCGCAACGGCTGGCGCTGTACTTGAATGGGCGAGTGTATTCACTGAGGAAACGAATGCTGCTGCCTACAATGTGCAGGCCAACATGGTGGGTGCGACACCTGTTATCATTTCACCATCCAGCGGAATTCGCGTTGTTCAAGGTGCAGTGGCTTCTGTCGGTAATATCGGCTTCAATGTTGTTGTCAGTCTTAAACCAAGGTAAGGAGTATTAAAATGGTCACATGGTTTGAACATCCGCAACACGGCAGGCATCCGGCAACCGGCGAGGAGATTGATGCGCTCAAATCTGCTGGATGGAAGCCTTGCCCGTCCTATGGTAGTATTGCGCCTGTTATCGAAGAAGCACCTGTTATCGTTGCACCCACCGTTTCACCACAGGAGCCGCAGAAACGTGCACCTGGCCGCCCTCCAAAAAATGCAGGAGATGTAGGCTATGGCGTCAGCACAATCCCTGATTAACCGTGCGCTTAAACAGATAGGCGCACTTTCTGCCGGTGAAACACCGACATCCGAGGAAACGGATGACGCGCTGACCGCGATGAACGCCATGTTTGGCACATGGCGAAATGACCGGCTGATGGTCTATGCGCTGGCCGATAACAGCCTGACGCTAGTGGTTGGTCAATCATCCTACACTATCGGCATAGGTGGCGATCTGAGCATCACTCGTCCTGTTGCCTTCGATAGCGCCTATACAACGGAAAGCGGTACGGATACGCCAGTCCGCCTGATTGACGAGGCATACTATGACGCGATACCGGATAAAACGGTAACAAGTTCTCTGGTGCAGGTAGCCTTTTACAATCCGACTATGGCATCCAGTCAGGGAACGCTGAAAGTCTGGCCGGTTCCATCAGTAGCTAATACGCTGCATCT